CGGGATCATCAGATAAGCTCAGACGTGTGTAGAGAACCTGTTGTTTCTTTAACAGACTCTCCAACATTTCAACATGTTCCAACTTATCTTTGTTGGTCATTGTTGCGAATGCAAACACGTTCTTGTAGATCTCTTCTTGTAATTCAGAGATCTCTTTCATTTCCGTTTGAACTATTTCTGATTGAAAGAAACTCATTGTGCTTGTGCTTCTGCTTCTAAAAGTTGTTCGTCTTGTTGTTTAGATTCTTCAATCTGTTCGAGAACATCGATTGCTCCACATACTTTCAGGTACATTTCTCTACCACCATCAAGTTGTTTTTCCAATTCTTCTCTCTGAGATTTGAGATTTTCAAGCACGGTAGCATTATCAAGTGCCATTGATTATTACCTCCTTGAGGATAGATCTAAATTTAAATACATCAATATGTATAAAGGAATCATACTTGTCAATTCTCATCGATAAGAATTTCCACACAGGATCATCCAGTTTACTATCGAATTGTTTTTTGAATCCTAGGATCTTATTTAATATTACTAAAGACTCAAGAGAAAGGTTCTTTCCCAGGTGTTCTTTGATAAGTTGAGGGTGACGATTTCCCTCAATCTTGAACATCTCATCAAAGTTTTTGCCAGAAAAAACATTCTCTACTTCTGACTTGAACGTATAAGATAGACTTTGAAGTCGTCTCTTCCAATCGGTGTAGTTCTGTTCCCCGTTCCGAACAATTTCTCCGATCCACAGAGACTGAGGATCGCTGCAGCTGACAAAGTTAGAAACAAAAAACTCAATGACTTCACTATCATCTTTTTGACGACTCAACTTTTCAAAAAAGAATCTGTCCTTACGTTTATAGAAGGACTCTAATGATGCACGTGACTTACCACCATAACGATGGTAATCATATTTTTCTTTTGTAAAGTGATTTTTCAATCCAAGATAACTCTTGTACGTGTCGAATGGTGTCACTTTAGGTATCATAAAGGTAGTTTCGCATGAGATGTACGTTTCAATAGGTTGAGTTCCATGGCCTCAGCCTTAAGTTTTTCCTTCAAAGGTTTGGATATTAACTTAGGAATAGACTCAATGTCAATATTATTACTCTCACAAAAGAATACAATTGAGTCCATGTACTTCATGTCCTTGTTTTCTTTTGCAATCTTCTCAATCTCCTCCGAGAAAGTTCTACTATTATAGAACTTCTTTTCAATGAGTTGATCGACACTGAGTTCTTCAGATTTAGGCATGTTGCTGTAATTTGAATTCAACAAACTCGCTAATATATTCTGCGAGAAGGTTGATGTACTTTCTCTTATCATACTGCTCATAGACTTCAACTTCTCCATTTTCACAAGACATAATGATGACAAATTTTTTAACCATAATACCAGTCATTTCGTATAGCATACATGCATAGGCTGCACACTGTACATAATAATGTTCGATCCACTTTTCTGGTTTAGGTTTCTTACTTGTCTTGAAGTCAATGACAGCAAGTTCTCCATCATACTCAGCAATACAATCGACTGTTCCTGCAACACCTAACTCTCTACTAAAAAGAGCTTGTTCAATTGCATGAATGTTATCAATTTTATCTAGATCAGGTTTGGCTTGTTTAAAAAGGAACTCTGACAACGGTTGTACTGTCGGTAGTTCCTTGTTTAACATATAGTTTTCAACCAGTGTGTGCATGTCAGTACCACGACTGGTTGCTGCCTTTGTGATCTTGTTTGCTTCATCAACACCAACCCTCTTTCTCCACTTAGTGAAGATTTCTCGGTTGTAGTGACTAATAATCGATGTGATGGAAACTAATTTTTGTCCATCTGGAGTATCATAATACCTTACACCGTCAATCATCTCTCTATCGAGAGTTGGATAATCTATTTCAATGTGATTAAACATTACATACCGAGTTCAAGTTTGGCAATGATGTACTCTTTAACAAGACCACTTCTACAGATATCTTCTGCATTGAATTCAATTGTATCAAAGGATGGCATGTTCGTCAAGATACGCATGAAGTCTGCGATACCATTCCTCTCATTCTGTTTGGTCAAGTCGGACTGAGTTGCATCACCACAGAACATGATCTTAGAATTCTCACCGATACGAGTGATCATTGAGTCAAGTTCGTGGAAGTTTAAGTTCTGGAACTCATCAACAATCACAATCACATTATCCAATGTGGTGCCACGAATGAATGATGTAGACCAGAAAGAAATAGTTCCCTGTGCCTTGAGGTTGTTATACAACATCTCAAATGATGCGTCGTCAGGCATCTCGAACATGTACTTGACCATGTTCTTGTATGGAATCTGATACAAAGAAGACTTGTCCTCATGGTCACCAGGAAGGAAACCAATCTCTCTGGTCGGTACAAGAGACCTGACGATGTAGATCTTCTCGTAGGGTGACTTAGGGTCTAAGACATCCAAAAGGGCGTTGTAGAGGGTGATAAAGGTCTTACCTGTACCAGCACATCCATATGCTACCAAGTTCTGTTGATTTTTATACTTCTCAAAGAAAACTTCTTGGTTCTCTGTAATTGGTTCTACCTTCTTGATATAGTCAAGATTGATTGGTTTCTTTCTCTTCATTGTCCTATTACTCATACCAAATGGAACTGGATTAGTAGTTCCGACACCTGTCTTTTTCTTTGCCGGCATAAAATTAGTCGTAGTGTTTGAGTGTTGAGCCTGGTTGTTTCTTGGCTGCGCCAATCACATCTTTCCAACCTGGATGTTTGGTGTAGATCTTATTAAATGGGTCACCCATTTCAACACCCAAACAAGGAGCGTTGTCGGGGGTATAAAAACGTTCCCAATCGGGATTGTCCTCACGCCATTGATCCCATGCATGAATACTCATCTGGATCTCTTTCTCTTCACCAGTCTTTTTATTTCTTACTGGATACGTAGCCAACTTATTTCTCCATTGTAATGTGTATATTTATTACCACTCCAGAGCCTCTGAAATCACAGGGAACTGTTCCTTGAAGACATCCTTACAGGAGTTTGCAATGTCCATGTGTTCCTTCTGAGTACCATTAGCAGATCTCAACTCAATGTAATGAATCCATGAGCGAACAGAACCACTCATGTACATCTTTGTTGGAGTGGCGAGTGGCAACACAAAACGTGCACATTCTTTTGCAACACCCACCTCTAACATCTGGTTATACAATGATTGGGCTGAACTAAAGAGAGTGACCATCTGACGTTCCAGTTTATCAACAATCTCAGGATCAAGGTCATCAATACTATTCTGACGGTTCTTTGTGTCCTGTCTCCTCAACTCTGGAAGTTGAATATTCGTATCGAGAAGATTGGTACTCGCATATCGTTGAGAGAACTCCTGGAATGTAAACGAGCGGTGACGTAGGACTTGAGCAGCAAGACCACGGGTAGTCTCAATCTCAAGGGTCATGAATGCTTGTTCAAAAATACTCCAGTGTTGATGTTTGATACAATACTTTAGGAGACCAGCAAAGTTCTCATTGTCCTGATTGTTTGGGTTAGACACACGTGCACAGTATGCAATGTGTTGCTCAGCATCAGGAGTTACTGAGATTAGTTTCGCTTGATTCATGTTTCTTTTGTAACTTTTGTTGTTTACGTTCTCTTTTTACCCTTTGTACATAAAGTCTCTCACCTTCTGTAAAAAGTTCTGGGTGTTTAAGGATGTACTTAATTGCTTTCTTTGTTTTCATGATTGAAGTATGCGTTGAAGTATGCAACGATTCCATTACTTAACTTGTTTCCCTGAGAGATCCAAGTATCAACACACTCATAAATGTCTTGTGTAGAATATGATGTTTCGTTAATATTAGCCTTCCCATATCTATTTAACAAAACATTAAGACACTGTTCACGAAGTTTCATTCTCTCCTCCGTGTACCTCCAATCCTCATTCGTCATCTTCAAACACCTCATCGTAATCAGGGAGTGGAGGAAGGTTTTCCTCCGTCTTTACGTATGCACCAGGATCAGAATACACCTCAGACTCCAATGCGTCAAGTAGAAGTCTGAGATTTCTGATGATTAATTTAAGATTGTCTTTTTCCATAAAAAAGGGGAC